TATTAATTTAACGCTCCTTGAAAAGAATATTGAGCCAATGCGGACGGTCTCGGAGATCGCCATACTCGATCGTGCCATAATATGATAGGCGACCTGTTTCCTCCTTTGTAGCCTTGCCATTTCTTTTAAACTCATCCGTTGATAGAGTTTCGAGTTCCTCGTTCTCATAATACCTTAGCCATTTAATAAAGTGCTTATGATCGTTTTTGTTTGCGCAAAATCCATTGTCATCCATCGGTACATACTTATCTGAGTATGTAAGAGTAACAAAGTACGCGCTAAAGGATGTACGTAATTGTTCTGACAAGCGAAAAGACCATTGTCTTTTTCTTTTTTGAAGACAAGGCATACATTTTCCACATCCTGCCGGGAATTGATTTTGCCATTTTTCGCCATCCCATTTTGGGTATTTAAGATTAATCCATGTCGGTGAGTCGCATTCCATAGTGCCATTCTTCAGATTTTATAATATCATCTAACCTAAATCTCGGTATAAGTTCCAAGGGAATTGGCCATTGCCATTCTAATTTAGAGAGTTCACTACCCAGCATGTACCTGAATTTAGAATAAATACGGTGTAGATCTCTACACCGTATTCTCTGACTATAACCCTTTTAATCTCCTCGATCATAACGAAGGTATTCCGAATCGTGGCAACCTTCTCAATACTTCTATACCTACATATGCGTGTACATAGCACTCATGCTCACCAGCTTCACCATTGATAGCAAATACCCTACCAACGTCCGGAGTACAAGTGATGAACTCACTATTTAATACTACATCTGCTGCTGCTGCAAATTTTCTGCCTAAATGGAATGCTTCCCATAACGTACGTAACTGTCCAGATACAATATCATTTGAATACCGCTCCCAATGGTATTGAGGAACATAACCGAAGATTTCCTCATTCCAATCAATATCAGCGTCATACCAGGAGAACCAAACTTCCTTGTTTTTTAATGGCTGATCGCCAATTAAGGCGAACTGTTCCCACATATACGCCATTTTAGAATCCCTTGTCCAAATACGATCTTGACCTGAATAATATGACGCTTTTGGATATACAGTTAGTATTGGAATTACTACTCCGTAATCCGGTGCAGTATAAGTAAATGACGGGATTGAATCCCTAACCATTGCTTTTCCGGCATAATCACCTACAAGTTGCTCTCCAGCTTCGGCGGTGGCCATTACGTCAGATATAATAACGTTTCCTGTATATCCTCCAATCCATACCGGCTTGTCAATCATAAGTGGGTTAGGATCCCATCCGAAATATCTTTTAACGAAATCTGACCATCTGGTATCTACATCCAGACCACCACCTCCGGCTCTATTTGCTCTCTCTAGGAATTCAGTCATGTCAGAAGCATAACGTAAATCTCTAATGGTAGATGATAATTGCAATACCGCACTTCCCTGTGCTGATGCAAACAGCATACCGCTGTTGACATTTAATGCTGCATCTGTTGGAACAGCACCGTTCTGCAGAAATATTTTTTGTTCTGCATATTCTCCCGTCACCGGATCGACCGCGAAAGAAGGTATAAGAACATTCTCACCCTGTTGCGGTAATAACGTGGCAACTGTGTAGTAATCTCGTGGCCAGTTTCTACGTAAAGTACGTAGATCAGGTAATCCTGTTTCTATTGGTGTCGTATTATCACCAGGCAGACATACAAAATTACTCAATCCTTGTATGTTTGGGTTTCTAAAGAACCATTCATATATTGATAGATATGCTGCCGGAGGAATAACTGATACTTTAGTTTGTGATATCAGCGTACCACCTTCCGGTGGAGCATTAAACCCTAAATAGTTAAGAATCCCATCTGTAAATACGGCATCTGCTCTTTTATAATTAAACCAAGCCCATCCGACTACTCCCTGATTAGGGTCTTGTTTTATGAAGGATTCAAAACTTTGCCATTTTGAACTTGTAAACAATGCTTGTGTACGCACATAGAACCAATCTATTGTATAAAAGCATTGGTGCATAATTGGAAGATATAATGCGGCAAAGCGCATCATCATTTCCATATATAACTTGCAATACTCCCCCGGGTAAAGTTCCTTACACGCCAACGGTATAAGTTTTCCCATTGTGAGAGATGTTTTGTGGTTAAAGGATAAATCCACCCAATTTTTTTGGGCATGTTTTTCCATCCTTTCGGGTAATGCTTGACCAGCGCGAATAGCCATAAGTTAACGTTTTGTTGCGATTAGAATGATTTTCAGTAATGCAGAAATCCACTCCGGCATTGATTCTAAATCCTCCGTAAGTGATTTATTTAGAAGTTCCTCAAAACCTCTTATTTTTTTTAACTGATCCATTAAGCCTGCCTGGGCTAATAGATTTTTTATCTGTTGTTGTGCTTTTTTTAGAGCCTCCCTTTTTTGTTGAAGTGGTATACCTTCTGCAAATGCGTCTTGTTCTACCCTTAATTCTATACCCTTAAGTTCCTGCTCATAGTTTTTTAAGAATGATGCAGCACGTTGTTGCTCCATTCTATTTGTTTGCTCATACTCGACTCCTGTTTTTGGGTCTTTATGTGTAATACCTGACATTGTATCCTTTGCCTGTGTATCTGCTAGCTGTTCCGCTACATCCACATCTATTTTAGCACCCTGCTTTTTAGCCATTGTACCCAAGTGTGGGTCAATTGATAATTGTGGAGCCTGTTGTTGTGTTGCTACTTTGCCCTGGTACATATAGGCAAGTGGTAACCCTGCTTTTGCAACTCTCCGTTTCATTGCTTCCGGTGAGTTGTACTTATTTTGGGCCATCGTTGAACCGATGCCGAATAATCCCTGTAACGCTGATGCGATAAGTGTTCCTGCTATGATTCCTAGTGGCATAAGTTTGTTTTTTTACTAATTAAAAAGGCGCCTTTCGGCGCCTATCTTAGAAATCCAGTATCGTTATACTGGATATATCTTCCTCCGAATACTTATCCGGTAGACTAAGAATAGCAACCTGCAAATTATCGCCAGTAATTTCAATGGTTCTTTTATCCCGAAGGACAAATACAAATGTTTTCATATTTCTAAGATTTAAGTTACTTTTTGTTAATTCAGTTACCTGAATTTTTTGGCCTTAAATAGACGAGCCATTTAAGGCCCTGTGAAGTTATGCTGTAGCATTGTTATTTGCAAACGTTGTTTGCTTTTTTGTTTAGATCGCTTTGCTCCTTTATTGCGTAACGCTTTGATTCTCAAAGCGTTACGCTTTTTAAAATTTTTTGTAATTTTTTTTGTTATCATTTGTTTTTTTCAAAAAAAATGATTTTTTCCCCCATTCTCGATGACTGAGCTAGGCTCCGCTACGTGCTTTCGCTGGGCTTGTTCGTACCTCACCGCTACGCTCATGCACTGGGCTTCGCCTTGGCTACGTCATCGGAACCGCTAGCGATTCCTTATTGCGATAATGGGGGGGCCGCTCCTGTCCTTTTGCGCTTCCCTACGGTCAGCCTAGACAGGGCGAGCCTTTTTAGTTCCTTGCTATTTTTTTAAATGACGCGCGGGTGTATCCCCTCCTCCGTCGGGGGTTTGTTGCCGTTGGCGGCCTCCTTCGTCGGCCAGATTTTTATTAGTTTAGGGGGGCTCTGCCCCCTCAACCCCCGTGTTTTTCCTAGTGAAGTTTTTGTGCTGTTTGTTTTGATAGATGGTTTTTCAGGAATCCGAAACCATCCCCTTTAATGAAGAAAGCCCCACATTACTGCGGGGCCTCGGTCAAACTCAAACAAGGGGAGCGTGGAGAACGCTATACCTTTGCAGCAGCCATGCACAAATCGTGAATGCGCTGCGCTAATTGTTCTATTCCTGCTGTCCTATCCAGTTCCAGAGTATTATTTAGAGAGGTCATGAAAACCGTAAACTCCATGTACTTTTTTCGGATATCAGTATCCGCATGATTTTTGAAATGGTTGTTTTCATGTACCCGAACCTCATCAACTAATGTTTGACTATCATTGGGAAACTTGTCCCTTAGGGACTGTTTGCGTTTGGGCGGTAATTGCAGCCGCTTTGGTGGCTGATTGTTTGTTTTGCTCATCTTCGATTATTTTTTGAATTTCATCTTTTTGCTGATCCATTGAAGCTTTTAAATCCCTTTCCTGCTGCCTTAAATCAGCCAGAAAATGAAGCTTTGATGTTTTATCCATCATCCAGAAATCTTCTGGAATTGTTCCGTCCTGATCGTAATATCCTGCTGTGAGATCAATAGGATGCCCTTGTCTCAACAAGTTAAACGCCTCATGTGGCGACCTTGTTTTTACATGAATCGTTATTGAAGGTCTACCATTCTTTTCCGGTGATGCTTTTCCTCTTTTCATTCGTAATTTCTTTTTTGTCGTGTTTTTAAAACCTCTAATCTGGCTTCCTTTCCTTTGAGTATGTGTCTGTCATAATCGACACCCATTTTTCGAAGTCTATCCTCCTCCTTTTCAGCATTTCTCTTGATAATCTTCGCAATATAAACTCCCTTCGCAAGTCTTTCAGATTCTGTGAGGAACTTTTTTCTGTAGTATCTCGGAATGCCAATTTTCGTGTTTCGTGGAGTGCACACCTGAGTGCTATTTGTTTTGCGAATGTAGGAGGTAAACCCCAGATCGGAAGCTGCACTGCTACCGATCCCTTTTGACATCCACGATTTCTCCTTTTCCCTGTTTTCATATTCTTGTTTTGAATGATCCTTTACCATGTATTTCAGAACGTAGTCGATGTTGTTTATGTTCACATCGGGGTCGATATCTACAATTCCCTTACCCCAAGCAATTTCAATATTACGAGTATCGCGAACGTTAAACAACAGATAATGAAAATGTGGCCTGCCCAACTCGTCTCCATATTCAGCGACTCCATAATAGGCGAATTTTCCACGTTCCACGATCTTTCTCTCTCGTCTACTATGTTCCTCGGCCGAAATTGAGTTTCTTTTTGCGAGCGCCTTTGCTTTCTCCTTTGCCTTGAGTTCATGTATAAATGTTTTATGATCTTCATAATTTATCGTTAGTACGCCATCCCCTATTGGCACATTTTTATCGTCATACGTCAGGGTCACGAAGTAACTCGAAAATGCTCCCCTGCTGGTCTCCGCTAATCGGAAAGCCCACTGTGCTTTCCTTTTTTTCAAGCAATTGAGACACTTTCCGCAATCGCCGGGAAAGTAGTAAATCAATCCTCCCTTCCCATCCGGTCTGGGAGGATTGTACCTGATTGAAAGTGGTGCATCGCACGCCATAGTGATGTTCTTCTGATTTCCATTGCTGCTCCAAAGTCCAACCCACCAAAGCAGTGGGTATCACCCACTGCCATGGTAAGGCCTCAATCTCACAACTTCGGCAACCCATTTCTCGGGAGCTTACGCAATACATCTATCTTGTTATACGCATGGACCAAAACTTCATGCTCTCCGGCCTCCGTATCAACTACAAAGACACGTCCTATGTCTGGTCTGCATTCCAAGAATGCAGAGTTTAACACAACATCGTCTTTGTCATCAAATTTCCTACCAAGGTGAAACCCTTCCCAAATTGTACGCATTTGCCCAGATACAATATCATTGCTATACTTTTCCCAAGTGTACTGTGGTAGATATCCAAATATTTCGTTATTCCAAGCCTCATCAGCTTCATACCATGAATACCATACCTCTTTGTTCTGAATAGGTTGATCCCCTATGAGAGCAAACTGTTCCCACATGTACTCCATTTTGGTCTTTTTCGTCCACATGCGATCAGTGCCGCAATAGTAGGACGCCTTTGGATATACAGTGAATAAACACATAACTACCCCATAGTCAGGACATGTATAACTGAAAACAGGTGTGTTGTCTCGTGCCATAGCCTGTCCTGCATACGATCCAACCGTAAAACTTCCAACCTCAGCGGTAGATAAAACCTCAGAGATAAATACGTCTCCTGTGTAACCTCCTATCCATACTGGCCGATCTATGTATAGAGGATTCGGATTATAACCGAAGTTCCTTACTATAAAATCATTGTAACGATCGCCTGCCCGAAGATGTCTTTCCAAGAATTCTGTAGTCTGGGCAGCGTACCTGAAATCCCGTATAGTAGATGATAGCTGTAGGACAATCTCACTTCCACCAATACTTTTAACAAATGTACCTGATGTTCCGATAGAAGTAGTTCCTGCCGTTGGTACCGTAAAATCCTTATTAAATAATTTCTGTGCTATTGCATTTCCAGTAACCGGATCAATCGCATACGACGGTATCAGTACATTTTCACCTAATTGTGGCGTCGGCGTAGCAGATGTGTAATAATCTCTTGGCCAGTTGCGGCGTAACGCCCTAAGATTCGGCACTAACTGATCAACAAATACTGAATTGTCACCTCCTTGAAGAAACTCAGCAACGGCAAATATATCGTTCTGTATCTGATCGTTTCTATAATAATCATTCCAGATTTTCGCATAAGCTACAGGAGGAAGTGCGGATATTTCCTGAGAAACCCGTAATGTACCTGATCCCGGGGGAGCATTGAATCCCATATAGTTTATGATTCCATCCGTATGTATAGCATCCGCCCTTAAATAGTTAAATCTGGGCGGAATAGTTACCGGATTGTTTGGATCCTGTTTAATGAAACTTTGCCAATTGTCAACCGGACTTACTCCTCTTTTCCATAATTGGTCATATGTTACGAAGAACCAATCGCATGTAAAGTAACATTGATGGAAAATAGGGAGATATAAAGGGGCAAACATCAATTTGATTTCATTTGCCAACCTTACTCTCTCACCGGGGTAAACTTCCTTTGTTGCCAATGGGACAAGGAGCCCCATGGTTGTAGTGGTTTTATGATTAAACCCAAGGTCAAACCAATTAGCAGGAGCATGCTTTTCCATTCTTTCAGGGAAGGTCTGCCCTGATTCTATACGTCTTTTCATTTATAGTATGTTGATAGTTTAAGAATCACTGCAGTAATAGCCTGTGCCCATTTAGGTAGGCTATCTATGTTTTCCGTAACTGTTCCATTCAGCCACGCTTCAAAGTCACGAATTTCAGATAGTTGACCCATTAACCCTGCCTGTTTACCAAGATTAACTATCATTTGTTTGACCCTTAGTAAGCCCTGTCTCCTTTCCTCCGGTTGTACACCTTCTGAGAGTAAAGTGTTTTCAACTATTCGTTGAATCTGTTTAAGTCGCTCCTCATGTTGCTTTGTAAATGCCTCCGCAAGTTTTGCAGCCTGCTCAATCTCTAAATTTATCTCCTGATTACTACCTGATGGGCCTAAAGCTGATGGACGTTGTTTTCCCTTTGACATTAACCAATTCCTTATGCCCTCCTGAATATCGTTTGCTATACTCAGTTTTTCTGTTTCCTCTTCGAGTTTAGGAACCTGAGCTCCTACTAATTTCGTCTGGTTTGCTAATTCCCTTTGTTTAAAACCAATCTGCGGATCAATAGAAAGTTGTGGGGCCTGAGACTGCTGATTTACGTTTCCCCTATACATATAGGATAAAGGTAGTCCTGCTTTCCTTAATCTCCTCCTTTGAGCCAGTGGGGAATTGTATTGATTTTGGGCAATGGTTGAACCTATGCCGAATATACCATTTATGGCTGATATCAATAGTGATAATCCTACTGGGCCCATTTTATTGTTGTTTTGGCTTCCTGAAGATCAGTATTAAAGCCTTGATTGATTGAATAATCGTCACAAGAGCTATCGACATTGACTCCCAATTTTCTGTGATCCAATCCATGATTTTTGTTTTGTAATTCGTTCCGAATTTTTTGGCCTTAAATAGACGAGCCATTTAAGGCCCTGTGAAGTTATGCTGTAGCATTATTATTTGCAAACGTTGTTTGCTTTTTTGTTTAAGTCGCTTTGCTCCTTTATTGCGTAACACTTTGATACTCAAAGTGTTACGATTTTTAAAATTTTTTCAAATTTTTTTTGTTATCATTTGTTTTTTTCAAAAAAAATGATTTTTTCCCCCATTCTCGATGACTGTGCTAGGCTCCGCTACGTGCTTTCGCTGGGCTTGTTCGTACCTCACCGCTACGCTCATGCACTGGGCTCCGCCTTGGCTACGTCATCGGAACCGCTAGCGATTCCTTATTGCGATAATGGGGGGGCCGCTCCTGTCCTTTTGCGCTTCCCTCCGGTCAGCCTAGACAGGGCGAGCCTTTTTAGTTCCTTGCTATTTTTTTTAAATGACGCGCGGGTGTATCCCCTCCTCCGTCGGGGGTTTGTTGCCGTTGGCGGCCTCCTGCGTCGGCCAGATTTTTATTAGTTTAGGGGGGCTCTGCCCCCTCAACCCCCGTGTTTTTCCTAGTGAAGTTTTTGTGCTGTTTATTTTGATAGATGGTTTTTCAGAATCCTGAAACCATCCCCCTTAATGAAGAAAGCCCCACATTTCTGTGAGGCTTCGGTCAAACTCAAACAAGGGGAGCGTGGAGAACGCTATACCTTTGCAGCAGCCATGCACAGGTCATGGATTCGCTGCGCTAATTGTTCTATTCCTGCTGTCCTATCCAATTCCAGAGTGTTATTTAGAGAGGTCATGAACACCGTAAACTCCATGTACTTTTTGCGGATATCAGTATCCGCATGATTTTTAAAATGGTTGTTTTCATGCACCCGAACCTCGTCAACTACAGTCTTACTATCATTGGGAAACTGTTCCCTGATTGATTGTTTGCGTGCTGGCTGTAATTGTCGCTGCCTTGGCGGCAGCTTCTTTGTTTTGTTCATCTTTGATTAATTTTTGAATTTCATTTGTTTGTTGATCCATTGAAACCTGTAAATCTTTTTCCTGCTGTTTTAGATCAGCAAGGAAATGAAGTTTTGCAGTTTTATCCATCATCCAGAAATCCTCCGGAATTGTTCCATCCTGATCGTAATATCCTGCTGTGAGATCAATCGGGTGACCTTGTCTCAACAAGTTAAACGCCTCATGAGGCGTTCTTGTTTTTACATGAATGGTTATTGAAGGCTTACCATTCTTTTCTGGTGATGCTTTTCCTCTTTTCATTCGTAAGTTCTTTTTTGTCGTGTTTTTAAAACCTCTAATCTGGCTTCTTTTCCTTTGAGTACATGTCTGTCATAATCGACACCCATGTTTCGAAGTCTTTTCTCCTCCTTTTCAGCATTTCTCTTAATAACCCTCGCAATATATACTCCCTTCGCAAGTCTCTCAGATTCTGTAAGGTACTTTTTTCTGTAGTACCTGGGGATTCCGATTTTCGTATTTCGTGGAGTGCATACCTGAGTGCTATCTATTTTGCGAATGTAGGAGGTAAACCCCAGATCGGAAGCTGCACTGCTACCGATCCCTTTCGACATCCACAATTTCTCCTTTTCCCTGTTTTCATATTCTTGTTTTGAATGATCCTTTACCATGTATTTCAGAACATAATCAATATTATTTATGTTAACGTCGGGATCAATATCTACAATTCCCTTACCCCAAGCAGTTTCAATATTACGAGTATCACGAACGTTAAACAACAGATAATGAAAATGCGGCCGGCCCAACTCGTCTCCATATTCAGCGACTCCATAATAGGCGAATTTTACACGTTCCACTATCTTTCTCTCTCGTATACT